GTCCCATTCTTTTATGGGTGGTTTCCCGAGTGGCCAAAGGGGACAGACTGTAAATCTGCTGCAAATTGCTTCGGTGGTTCGAATCCACCACCACCCACTTGCCAATCAGGCAATCGGCCGATGTGGCTCAATTGGCAGAGCAGCTGATTTGTAATCAGCAGGTTATCGGTTCGAGTCCGATCATCGGCTTTACTTGAGAAATCAAGTACAAAAATAGGATATCGCGGGATGGAGCAGTCTGGAAGCTCGTCGGGCTCATAACCCGAAGGTCGTAGGTTCAAATCCTACTCCCGCAATTTTATGCCTAGTTAGCTCAGTTGGTAGAGCAGAGGACTGAAAATCCTCGTGTCTCTGGTTCGATTCCGGAACTAGGCATATTTTATGGAGCATTAGCTCAGTCGGTAGAGCACTTGACTTTTAATCAAGTTGTCCGGGGTTCGAATCCCCGATGCTTCATCAAATGGAAACGGCTGAAAACCTTGATTTTACTGGGTTTTCAGCCGTTTTTCTGTTACAAAAATGAAATTATAAAAAATGGTCGTACGACAAAGTAGAACAAAGTAATACAAAGTAAATGTGTCATTTCCGTGTCACATATACAGCGCTGCTTCTACGGCCCCTGCGGTGTCCTCACGCTCCAACATAATGTGATTGTACACGCGCAGCACCATGGCCTCGCTGTCGCCCAGGAGCGTCGCAATATTCTTGATCGACACGCGCGGGATCTGATAACAGAGAGATGTGCAGTAGTTGTGCCGGAAGATGTGCGCTGTGAGCCCGGATATGGGCTGTTCTGCGACTTCGTTCATGGCCTTGATGATTCTGTCCCATTTGCGGCGATACGAGGATTTAGATACCAATTTGCCGCCGCGCATGGAAAAGAGCTGAGTCCCTCTCATGCAGAAACGAACGTAAGACTCGAGAGAGGAGAAGAGCTGCGGCGGGATCGGTACCTGCCGGTATCCGTTATGAGATTTTGGACACTTGATGCTCGGCCGACCGGCATCGTCAAATTCAACGGACTTGTTGACATTGATGGTTTTCTCTGCAAAATCAATATCAAACCGAGTGAGGGCGAGGACTTCTCCACAACGCAATCCTGTAGCATACAAGATATCCACAAAAATTCTATCTTCTGGGGATAACTCTGCTTTTATCATGGCATTTTTTTCGTTTTCGGTCAGCGGACGCTTCTCATCCGCCTTGTAGTCGATCGGCTTCATAGCGTCCTTAAGATCCTCGTACAGATTCGCAGCGTAGAGACGGTCATGCACTGCGGTTCGCATGATCTGAGAAAAGCAGAGGAGCAGCTGTTGCTGAGTGCGCTTCTTGCCGGCAGCATCGTTGAGGAGCATCTGGTAGTGGATCGGGAGAACGTCACAGAGCCGAACGCCGGCCATCTGCCCCATGTGCTTGTCGATAATATTGAGATACATCCGCTTTGTATTATTGGATGCTTCGGCCTTATAAACAGTAAGCCATTTGTGAGCGTAGTCCAGAAACAGGATGTGCTTATCGCGGACGGCCTCCATATTTTTGATTTTGTTGTTGTACTGAGCAACCTTTTCTTCCAGATCTTTGCTGCTCTTCTTTGATCGGATCGTGATATAGTGTTTCTGGGTCCCCTGATAGGTGCCGTCCCATACGCGGGCCTGGAAATATCCGTTTTTTTGACGTGTATATTTTGCTCTTGCCATGTTCTATACCTCCATTTTCTGAAAAAGGGTGCAAAAATAACAGGCATCGGGAAACGAATGTTCGTTTTGACACCTGTTCCAGAAAATGGTAATATACAGATGGAAACTGTGTCCATTATCTGGATGCAACCCCGCCTTGGTGTTGGCGCACCGGGGCGGATTTTTTATTTACTTTTTAATGACATTTCTTGCAAGGCGTGTATCCTTGCGCCTGCGCATCGGATAACGAGATCTGGTGCGGGTTGGACATATTGCTGCAGCTTGATTTGGAATGATATTTCTTTCCGGAATCAGAAACCCATACCATAGTTTCCTGCTGATCGGACGATGCCGGAGCCTGTGTAGCGGCGGGAGCAGCGGTTGGCTGTGTATCGGAAAGATAATCACTTGCCACGTAAGCCTCTGTTCCATTGTAGTCGATCTTAGACCAGCCGTTTTCGGAGCTGATAACGGTAACAGAGTCGCCAGCCGAGAACGTGCCGAGTTTTTCGGCATCCGCGCTTGCGGCGGCTCGAATGTTGAGCGATGACGTGGAGTACATTACTTTCGTTTCCACGGGCGCTTCTGTGGGAGTCGGCGTTGATGTCTCGGACACAGCAGAAACGGTGGAAGATGAAGCTGCGGAAGAGGATGAAGCCGCTGCTTCGGCTGCTTTCTTCCGTCCGCTGCTGAACCCGCTTGAGAAGACACCGACGATCAGGAAAAACAGAATGAAGCCTAGCAGGATAGTGCCACATCCGACGGTTCCACTTTGCGCTTTTTTAGAGGATTTCCTTTTACGAGATCCTCCACCGGAAGTTTTAACGTAGCTCAGTCCGGTACCAGGTGCGCTTACAGTGGTTGTCTTTCGACCGCTGCTACTCACAGAATGATGAACACCTTTCCCGCCAACAGAAACACCAACGCTCTTATTGGAGACGTTCAGTTTGACGCCTGGAGCAATTTTCTTACTCTTTTTGAATCGCATACCCATAACGATTCCCCCTCTCTGGAAGTATAATTTCCCGAATATCGGGAACTATAATGTCATGAAAATATTAATTCAAGACATCATATACAAAAGAAATTTGACACTCCGCCAGGCGGCCTTACTGACTGGAATCCCAAAATCTACGCTGGAAGATATCTGCAGCAACGGAAGAATGCCGCGAATCGACACGATGGAATCCGTCGCTAAAGGCCTGAAAGTGCGGATTACGGACTTATTCGACAGTCCGTACAAATAAGTGTCCGGGAACCCGGACAAATGTCAAAAAATACTAATTTTCGCCCGAAGATCTCGTATTATTAGTAAAGGGACGTTCGAAAAAAAGATATTGAAATCGAACGAACGTTCGTATATAATAAGGCTAGAGATCGGAGGGCAATACATATGTACGAAAAATATCTTGCTGAAATAAAACAGATGTTATCATGTATGTCGGAAAGGGACATACAAATCGTCGCAAGGATTTATGGAATTTTGAGAATTTATTTGGAAAAGAGGGGGAGACGTTAGTCCCCCTTCTTTTTTTGCAGATTCTCACGTAATTTTGAAAAGTATAATCTTGCAGCAGATTTTGATGTATCGTCCAATTCATGATAGGTTCGCATCATTTCGATAATAAAATCTTTAAAAGGATCATCATCTGGTTCAAGTAGATCTTCTACATAAGAGGAAACCTCGTCGATTGGCAATTTTTCTTCAAAAATAGGGCCGGTTCCACTTCTTATCCATTCTTCGTTGACGTGGTATTTTGCGCAAATATCAGAAATAACACGATCTGTCAATGCAATTCTACCAATTTCAATGTTACCTGTATTCGCGCGAGACATATTCAAGGATTCAGAGAACTTTTGCTGAGTAAGATGCAAAACGTCTTTCCTTAAATAGCGGATGCGCTCATAAGCGTTCAATTCACTCACCTCCTTACAAAAACAGTATAACACACGTGAAAATGCTTGTAAAGCACAAAAATAAAAAAATAAATGCTTGACAAACACAAAATGAAGAAATATAATGTGCTTAACAAGCAAATACAAAGCGAAAGGAGCAAACAAATATGTCAGAAAAAGAAAGAAAAGAAATTGATGAAATGGTAGAAACCGCAAAAATGCTTGCGGAACATGATCCGGAGAGCCTTGCGATTGGGAAAGCAGCGTTAGACGCTTTAAAGGTAAGATGCGAAATCGAAAGAACAAAAAAAAGAAACGACGTAAGAAGGAGTGAAAACGTATGGAAAAAATAACCACAGATGAAGCAGCAAAGATGCTGGAGCACCTGACAGGAAAGAGATACGTAATCAGTGCCAGCAAGAAGAAAGAGCCTATGCGCGTCGAGTATCCGGCGCGCTACATGAGAAAAGCGGAGCTGCTGAGAATGGAAAATCCGCTGATCGGAAGAGAAGTCCTGAACCGGGCGATCATGTACGCACCGGAGGGCGTAGCCCGGAAAGTTGATCCGCGGAAGAAAAACAGTCCGGTCATTTTTGACACGGAAAAATTTGAGGAATGGAGGCAGAAACATTGAAAGCACAGAATGTAATTGCCGTTATGGCAGGAGTAGCAGGAACATGGACTTATTTTGCGGGAGTGGAGCAGTGGAAGCCGTTTCAGATGGCCGCAGGCCTCGGAATTGCTGCCGCCGGATGGGCGGTCAAGCGGATCTGGGAAACGATCGCAGAACGGAAAGAGGAAGAAGAGGAGCGGATCGCACGCCATAAGGACGAGGTGTTTTCGATTTGGATGAACTGCGGAGCAAGTATGTTGTTTAGAGGTGATAAAAAATGGCAAAAGAAAGATTGACAGTAAAAAATCCAGACGGAACGTACCGGATCTGGATGGATCACGCCGGGACATTCCGGCTTGAAAGTCAGATGAACTCTGTATTTGCTTACGGAGACTTGGTAGACAAGCTGGGAAGATATGAAGATCTTGAAGAAAAGACAAAAAAGCGTCCTACATGCTGAGAAACATGTAGGACAGGGATTAGAAGTGTTTTTTTGATATTTATCTTATCACGATCGGCATCGAAAGTCAAAGAAAATATTGAAAAAATAAGGGGAGAAAGTCCCCTGTTAAACCTCGATTAAGAGATTAAAGTTAGGACACATGAGATGGCGACGAAAAGGAAAATATATAGGCTCCGAGGGGGAACCGTGCTAGATATTGATGAATTCCATGACGGGAGATATGGAGGCCCAGGAGGTAAGAGAGAAAAGAAAAGGGAAACAACTCCGGAGCAGATGAAAGAAGCCAACAGAAGAACGAAGGTGAAAAACTGTCAGAGGAGGATGCTGCAGTATTTTCGATCGGGAGACTGCTTCGCAACATTGACCTATGCGGTGCAAAACAGACCGGAAGCGATGGAGCAGGCGGTGACCGACTTCGGGAAAGCGTGGAGAATGGTTCGCGCAGAATATAAAAAACGTGGAAAAGAGCTTTTTTGGATGCGAAACATAGAACGAGGAACCAAAGGAGCGTGGCATATCCACGTTATCATTAACGAGATCGGAGAAACAGCAGCGATCCTGCAGAAAGCATGGAAAAAAGGTGGGATATACATCGAAACCATAAAACAAAATGAAAGACTATATGATCCGTCTTTCCGGAAGCTGGCTGAATATATGACAAAAGACGGAGACACAAAAGAGAAGAAGCAGGACGGAACGCTGGCAAAACCGAAACTGAGAGAAGCGTCATACAACCATTCCAGGAACATGCCATTGCCGGATCCGGAGAAAAAATATCTGAAAAGGTGGAAAGAAGAAGTAAAACCGCCGAAAGGGTACTATATAGCGGACTACTACGAGGGGATCAACCCGAAAACAGGCTATAAATACCGACGATACACGCTGATCAGCCTGGAAAGGAGGAGAGAGGACGATGGAGACCGGCATCTACATAGAGCTAAGCGCAAACGATCCACGAGAAAGAAGCCGTAGTTGGGGCTATGTGCTGGAAGCTCCCGGAGGAAAGACCAAACACGATACGGGAGAGTGTACCAGTACAATGCACGGAGCCACACTGCAGACATTGAACAAGGCGCTTGGCCGGTATCACAAGCCGAGTCAAATCACGATCCACGCCGCGGACGAATGGGTTCTGAACATGCTGGAGAATCAACTCCCGGCATGGGAGCAGAACGGTTTCCGGAATACGCGTGGGGAACCGATCAAGTATCAGCAGGAGTGGGAGCAGCTGGCAGAAAAAGTAAAAGACCACAAGATCACGATCGCGCCGGGCCGACATGAATACAGCGCCTGGCTGCAGGATGAAATGAAAAGAGGAAGATGAGATGTTTGAACGATTTGGAGAGCTGGAATCAGCAAAAGAAATTAACGAGTTGGCAGTAAATCTGTTCAACGAGGGAGACGTGGAGAGCCTGCGCGTCGTGGCGACAGAAAACGGAATCCCGGAGGTTTTCGTGGATTTGTTCTGCGCCGGGGAAATCCCGGAGCTGTGTGATCCGATGACGGCCGCGCTGGGCAAGATTGAGGTCGAGTCTGCGGAAATGCAGCCGAAAGAAATTATGGAGGACTGGGTGGAGTACCTGAAAAGCCAGTGCATGGAAAATGAACTGATGGCGTACAGCGTCAGAAAAAAGGGGAAATCGCTGAAAGGTTGTATTGCCGCGTTACTGAAATGGTCATTCGGGAACCAGATTCCTATCGAAAAGGAGATTCTGAAAGCCGCCGGCGTGACAGCGGGAAGAGTGACGCTGGGGATTCCGGGGATGGGAACTGCGAAGCGGATCATCCGGGAATATTATATGGGAAAGTAGGCGGAGCAGATGAGAAAAAAAGAAATTGAGAGAATCCCGTATCTCGGATTGAAGAAAATCAGCAGGAAAAAAGATGTGAAG